ACCAAAGGAATGGAACCCGCGATACCGAGCGGTATCTTAGCAGCCAGAGGTACGTTTTCTTCCGCAGCCTGCGAGCGCGCACGCTCCTGCTTTAGGAGTTCATCATACTGTCCGCCACCAGTAAGCGATCCTGCCCCAGCAGCCAGCTTGTCAGCGTAGCCGAAGGTGGCAAAGTTTGCAGCCCAGCGAGCAGCATCATCCAGAGTCTGAATAGCACTCCTCGGAGCCGCAGGAGCAGCAGGCTGGGGAGCAATGCCAAGGTAGGCGTCAGGATTAAACGCTGTAGCACCCGAGCCAGCTAGATAGGCATCTGGATCAAATTCCATTATCTAACTCCGAGACGCTGCTTGATTGCCGCAGAACGTGGATCATTAGGATTAGAGTTTGCCCAATCGAGAGCCTGCCTATCAACGCCAGAGACTGCTGGTGTCGCGCTAGGCTGGCGTGGTTTGTACTCTTCTCCATACATCTCTTTGTACGCGAGCTTGGTGTTCTTTTGGTAGTTGGCGAAGGACTGTTTAATAGTGTTAAGCCTTTCTGCCAGCTTGTCAGGGTCTTGAAGCTGATCCAGCGAGCCAAGAGTTGCTTCGATCCTATCGAGTTCTCGAACAGCCAGAGACCCGTATCCAGTTGCTCCGGTCTGTGACTGAGCCTTCATTTCTTTTATTTTCTCAGACCCGATAATGGATTTGATAGCATCCAAGTCGGTCCTCAAATCAGTAGCCTGCTGGTTTACTCCCGCCAGACGACCGCCAACAATACCCGCTACTCCGGGATAATAGAAAGGCTCTTCCTTATTTGCCTTGAGGTTTTTCAAAGCACTATTGATAAGACCCTCGGCTATTCTGCCCTGCTCCTCAGACGTTTCAACTTGGGCAAGTGCTTTTGGTTTTCCGGCGACCATTTCATCTTGACGCTTTGCTCGTTGGATGCTGGCCTCACGCACTCCCGGCATCAATCGGTCTAAGGTCTCGGTAATGTCCTTCACCAACTTGGGGTCTCTGGCCACGACCGGATTATTCAGAGCAGACTGATAAGCACGAATAGTCTGGGAGTCCTGCGGAGATGTTCCGGGAGGAATCGCAGCAGATGAGTACATCGAAGAACCAGCAACGGGAGCCGCAGGGGCAGGAGTGGTAACTGCTTCTCCGGCTGGCGCAGGGACAGGCGCAGGGGCCGCAGCACCAGCTTCCGCTTGCTGTGCAAAGGCCGCGCTCAAAGCAGCTTGTGCTGGCTCTACCGTAGCGCGCTTAATGGTGATCTGCTTGGCAATGTCTCGCAAGTCCTTCGCCGAGCTAACTTTGATGATGCCTTCGGGAAGGTTCATCTCTTTGGCAAGCCCAAGCGGATCAGACTTCCGGCGCTGGTCAATTGCAGAAAGCTCTTCCATCTCTTGACGTGCAGCTTGCTGCTGGGCGTTCATCAGGCGGGACTGAGAAGACTTGTAAATGTCAGTGTTCATGCCGCCAATTGCTGGCCCAAGCTGGGCAAGCAATTGAGCGCGCTGTGATCCTTCCATAGGCTGGCCAGCCGCGAGCAGAAGGGCGGAGATATTGCCGAGAGTATTAATCCCAGCCTGCCGCACATCTGCTTCAGGGACGCCATAGGTGGGGTTGATGTTCTTTACGTCTGCGTACTTGCCGCCACCAGTAAAGAAGTCACCAACTCCACCGGCAAAGTCACCAAGACCGCCAAGGAAACCATCAGCCATAATTACATTCCTCCCAGAAGTCCGGGGTTCTGACGCAGCATCTGATCCGCACGGAAGAAGTCTGCCGCACTCTGGGCGTCGCCCCAGTTAATGCCCGTGTTAGGCATCTGCTGCCCCGGCATAGAAGGACCAGCAGCCTGCATGTTCACCGGCATATTGTTCGACTGGTAGTCGGGGCCAGAGAGCATACGATCCAGAAATCCCGGAGTCCGACCCGGTAAATTCCGCCGAGCAGCCTCTGCTGCCGTAGGAACCATTGCGCCAGCAGCACCGCTATATCCCGGCTCGCCCATAGGCATCGAAGGAGGAGCCATCGGAGTAGCAGAGCCATACTGAACTGCGGGCATCTGCGGGCCACCCATTCCGAAAGCCCCAGACTGAGGACTAGGCCTATCGGCCATAATGCTGTCCATAAGCGTCGTCGGGGCAGTAGGCTGTGGCATTGCAGCCGGAGGAGGAGATGATGGCGTACCACCACCACGGGCTGTCAAATCATCCCACATGGACTGAGGGACAGTTGACTGTGGGGATGCAGCGAAACGATCACGAACGCCTTCGAACTGACCGCTACCAGCCGCTACCCCACCAAGCCCTAACGCCCCAGCGGCGCCGCGAGAAAATGGCTGCAACGGTACTCTGTCAATCGCTTCTCTGGTTGGAAACTGTCCACCCAAACCACGGGGAAGCGACGGCCACTTATTCTCAAGCCGACTAGCAGCATCCATGCCCCTTTGTGCAAGCTCCGCTGCCCTCTGACCGGCTGGTGTATTAGCAAGCCTCTGGGCTACTGCCTGCGCGGGCTGAAGAAATTGCATGACCATTACAGTAATCCTCTCATTTTCGGTGCTGGGCGGAACTGTCCGCGAACTATATCATTACGGATCATCTCTTGTGGGCGCTCTTGTCCCATTGATTGAAGGGCGGCGAACGCTTTAGCGGCATTACCAAACTCAGATGCAGATGCAGACTGTGCCTTCAACGCTGCCGCCTGAGCTTCAGCCTCCGCCGCTGTCAGGGGAGTAGCAGCCTCAACCCAATCAGGTGCCGCCCAATTGCCCAGACGTTGGAAAGACGTACCAATGTCCTGAGAATAAATAGGAGCCGCTGCTTGCGGCTGTGCCTGTGTTGCCGGTGCTGTCACAGGGGCTGCGTAGGCTACTTCTGGAGGCGCAGTTTGAGGGCCACCAAGCAAGCCAACAGACTTAGCGTACTCCTGCCCCTTGCGGGTGATTGCCTCAACACCACCTTGGTTCTTGACTGCGTACCAAGGGCTGGTTCCAGACTTAGCCATACGCTCAAGAGAGAAGTCAACTTGCTGCTGCCAATTCTCACGCGACGGAGCAGAGCCAAACTTTTGCTGAAACTCATACGCCATTCCGCCCGGAGCTATTCTTGTCGGATCGGGTGATCCAGAGAATAGCTGAAATGGACCAAACGAATATCCACGGGCGTCCCTGTTGCCAAAGGATGCTGATCCAATGGTCGAAGGGACTAGACCCTCACCACGCGCAATACCAAGAGCAAGGTTGGGGTCAACCTTAAACTGAGGAGCGCGACCGTAAATATATGAGGCAATCTCGTTAATGTTTGCCATCAATCAATCCCATGCCATTGGTCGTCTATCGCCTTCTTGATGATACCAAGCCTGCGCTTCATTTCTTCCTTACGTAGCGGAGAAAGATTAGCAATGCGCTGCTTGTTCTCATCAAGATATGCCGTGCAATCCCAGCAATCTCGGCCAGTTTTTTCACCAACAGCATACCCCTCTGGCATGTCCGCGCCAACCTCTTTGAGATACTGGAACACCGTTTCGGTAGACCAATTCTCAATGGGCATAACGTACTTCATACCGTCTACGACAGTTCCGTTTCTGGCGATTGACTTTCTATTGTCTTCAATCCGCTGACCCTTAACGACATTCTTTACGCCAAGGTCAAACGTAGCCTTGTGCAACGGGAACCAGATATTCTCGCTGCAACAATCTGTATAAGACTGCATGGGTTGAGCATAGTCGCCCATGATAGCCCTACCGAGTAGCGTATTGTTCACCGGCAAAACGTCAACAGGCCAGCCCTTCAGCGCGACTTGAGCGGGTTGGTTGGTCTTTACCTCGATAAAATGGGGGAGGCGCTCCTTCCACATTTCCATATACTTCATAGTCTCAGGGTATGCCGCTCCGGTGTTTAGCCAGATAACATACATATCATTCCATTTTTCTTTGTAGAGGTAAAGACAAGCTAGGCTGTCCTTTCCTCCTGAAAAGTGCAATGCGGTGTCGATCATAGAGCGCCGATCAGTGATGCGATACCAGCAGCCGCAGAGCCAGCAGCACCGACGCCGGTGAGGAAGTTGCTGCCGCCGCCACCTGTTCTTGTCTGTGTTTCTGTCTTTCCGTATGGCGTGGCCGAAGTTGCAGCAAGGCGAAGGTTAAGACCTTCAATCGGGGCATTGCGCTCTTCAAGCCAACGGGCATACTGCTCATCGAGAAGACGCTGTTCCATGCCCTGCTTGGCTTCGCCGATACCTGTCATGGTCGCAAGGTCAGCAAGTCTTGATCCCTGAGCCTGACCGGCAAGGTTGCCAAGTTGTCCGGCTGCTTGGAGGTTAAGACCAGCGCCTGTGAGGCCAGAAGATTGGTTAGCCATTGCAGCCTGAAGTGCGCGCTGCTGGTCCCCAGACATAGTGGACTGAGCCTGCTGGAACGCCTGAGACCTAAGCTGTGCAGACAAGTCACCAACACCGCGAGCAGCTTCTGCGGCAGCAACACCTTCAGATACACCCTGACGAGAGCCCCCGAAGGCGCCAGCGCGAGCAGCGTTAGCACCGATCTGGTTGATATTCATCTGCGAGGATCGCTGCGCGTTCTGGATCGCACGGTCTTCGACATTCTGGATGTACGGATTCATGTAGGCGCCAACGTCCCCTTGCAGGAAGTTTTGCGCTGTTACCGTCTGAGGCTTATAGGTGGATGCTCCGGTTGCTGCATCAAAGGCGCCCTTGTACGCACCAGACTCAGCGCCAACACCACCCATTCCGGATTGGAAAGCCTGAAGCATCTCAGGGCTAAAACCAGCCGTCAGGTTCCCGCCATAGGCAACATAAGGACGGTCTGCAATCTCAGACGCCTTAGCCAAGTTTTCCTTGGTAATGTCTTCAAGCCACGGAGGAAGCTCTGTCTTGTTCGTTACGGTACTTGGTCCACCACCACCCATTTAAGTCTAGCTCCATCATGATTTGACGTTTTTTCCAGCCCTTGCGCTCTAACAGCCGAACGAAGCCGGGGCGAACCATTATCCTAGCGAAGTCGTACCCGTTCTCGATAGCCCAATCCGCAACCTTGTCGTGGAGCCCCATAACACCGTCAAGATCGCCAGCGGACAAGAAGATGCTAACAAACTTGCGTCTAGGGGTATAGGCAACTTCGGTCACAATAACTGCTGTCTCGTTCCAGAAGCACTGCATGTGGCCTTCACGAATGGCTTCAGCCACGTCCTGCAAAGTATGCGTCCCGCCAGATAGGCGAAGCGCCTTCTCCATTTTAGAAATTAGGAGCGCCCGATCTTCCAAGAGGCACCGATGTCGTTGTTAGAGTTCCGTTGTCTGCTACCGTAACCTTATACACGAAACCACCGGGAGATAGAAGAAGCAGAGAATCAGACGCTTCTGTCTTTGAAAGTGCAAACTCAAGAGCTTTGGTGATTTCTGCGAAGGCTCTTGAATAGTAAGTAGAATCATATCTGTCTGGGGTGGGTGGGAAGTTAACTCTCATCGTCTCCCTCCAGTTGTAACGTCCAAGCGGATTTGGCCAATACTCCACTCGGCATCTTGGGTAGAAGATATTTTGACCCTGAAGTCCCGTCCAGACGCTCGAATGTCCGTGTATCCATCTGATCTGGAGTTGTAAGGGCCATAGGTCGTCTCAACCCCTTGCGGAGCAAATGTTGATAAAAAGGTTAGCTGGGTGCTGGCGTAGCCGTATCCGTTATCAATAATGCCCTGAGTTATATTCGATATAACATTGCCGCCAGAAAGCGTGATCGACGCAGTTTCCGCGTACCTGTCGGTCTCAATCGGATCGCCAGCGTCAGTCCACCCATCTTCATGGAAGAACAAGTTCCCTGCGGCGTTGCCCATTATTGGGTATGGATACACTCCAGATGGGGACGCAGCAGATCGTTCCATTGCGCCAACAGACCACCATCCTTCTGCGTAATTGTAGATCACATACTTGTTTGTGGTTGTGCTTCCGGTGGATGGATACCAAAACCAAACCTCTGGGAATACGCCATTGTCTGAACCGTGAGCGTACAGAGTCCCTACATTGCTATCAATATCTCCAAAGACATACGATCCTACATCGCAAGAGAGCGGCTTAACAACGCCACCGTCGTAAATCCAAAACCCTTCTCTGCCCATCCAAATGCAACGACCGGCTGTGGTCGCGAAAGAGCGCGGAGCCATAAGGCCACAACCGGAGCCAATCCGCTCAATGCTGTAGACAAACGGGAGACCAATGTAGCGCATGATCCACGCTTCATTGTTCGTCCAGATCAGCGTCCCTTCACGAACAGGAGCGGCCATGATTATCGCGTCAGTCGTATCTAGGTCCAAGAACCCAGCCGTGGTCACAGCCGATGCAAAATCCCAGTTAGTGTAGTCTTCCTGATTTGACCAAGAAACACGTCGAGCATTGCCACCAGCGCCGTATAGGACGGCATACCTCTCAGGGGTTACGATAACGCCGCGATTATTTGTTGGGACGGGGACAGCCGGGGAAGCAGTGCCTCCAGTTCCACTAGCATCAGCGGCAGCGGAGGCATACGTGAATGATGTCAAGGATGGCGTTGTAACAACAGTGAAGAGGCCGTTCATGTTCGCAACGCTAACACCCGATATGCCAACAGAGTCGCCAGCAAGGAAATCGTGATGGTAGCCTGTGGTGACTGTGACGACATTAGTTGCACGAACGGCTGTCAAGATATTGGCGGCACCGACTGGGTGTGCATTTGCATCCCCTTCTGCAAAGTGGAGAAGGCGCCCATCGCTAGACGATACAGACAGCGAATCCTCACCCCAGTTGTCTATTGACCAAGAGAAAGGGAGTTGGAACTCCTCGGACGGCGGACGTGGATATGTTACGTCAGTATCATCTCCATACAGCAGCACGCCGTAGTCGTAAGAGCCGTAAGCGCCTTCTACATTGGCTTCTGGGCCAATATAGCCGTCAGGGGTTATGTCGGTGTATGCGCTTCCCTCAAGGGAGAAAAGATTATTATCGCAGCCAATGATAGTTAAACTCAGACCAGCGTTTGTGTTCCAAGAAAAGATTGCCTTTGGGGCGGTTCCAAGTGACGACGACGTTATTCTTGTCCAGCCACCAACGGGCAACAGTTTCCCAGACTGCCAACGGACGAGGTTAGCATCCCAATAACGACCAGACGACTGCAACGGGGTTGCTCGCTTAACTACTCCGGGCGGAACGTCTATTGGGATAAAAGGCATTACTTACCCTCGCAAAAGCCTTGTCGGCGCGCGTTGTTTACCTTGACCTCGACAATGGTTGGCTGGGTATCTTTTGAAGACCAAGACACGTCTCGCCAGACAGAGCAGGCCGCAGGCTTAGTCACGCCTATGTCCATCATCTTCGAGCAACCGCTCAGGACTAATAGCAGCGGAATCGCCAGCAGCAAGCGCATCTTGTGTCCTTCTGAATGAGTCAGCAGCGGATGCAGCCACAACATCTGAAATGGCGTCTGCCCTGATCTTAGCATAAACTCCACCCATCACCACAACTACGATAGCACCAATTGCGATGTACTTTCCAATCGGGCTAAACAGTAAGGCAATCATGCGCCCTCCTCGTCTAGTCTCTGCTTGCGAAAGTACCATACAGCGCCAGCCGCAACCATAATGACGAGGCAAACAAGTGCTGTTCCGCTCATAGCCGACAGCATGTCCCCACCGTCTTTAATGATCGGCATAACTTCCTGAACCACGGCAATCGCACCAGCACCACCAGCGATGACAGCACCATTGGCTTCTTTGGACTGCATAATTGACTTCGATGCCTTCGGCTTGTCTGGCTGGAATCGTGCCTGAGTATTGGAGACCGGAATGTCTTCTTCCAGCCCGCGCCACAGCTTGACTTCAGCCCTGCGGCGACGGACCAGACCGGGAAGCTCTTTGCCACCACCCTTGGTCCATTTCATAAACTCGGCGGGTACTTCATCGAACTTCTCAGCATTGACCTTCTTTAGCAGTGTGGACTTAGCAAGAGCGCCGACGCCAGCATTGTAAGCAAAATCAACGAGCGCATCAAATTGACCCTGATTAAGGTTGACCTTGACATACTTTCGCACACCATCTTCGTACTGCCCCATATCTCGTTTGAGGATTTCCTCGGCCTCATCTTTGGTAATCTCAAGGTCAGAAGTAACTGATGGAGCGCCCGCAGAGGATGTATGCCCGTAGCCAATAGTCCAAACAGCCGCTGGGCATTTGTAGGCCTTCAGCCGCAGACCTTCAAATTCCTTAACCGTCGCAAGACCTTCCGCAGACATTTTCATAACTTACTTCCCTTTTTTGATGGACTCGACTTCGCGTTCCAGCAGTGAAATCTTCTGTTCAAGATGGGCTCTTGCTAGGGCG